ATGTAGTTGGGTCTACAGCACCTTCCATAATCATGTACTTAAGAATCCATTCGGCAGCACCATCAGTATCCCAGCCTGCTTCCCAAGCATGACCCATACCTTGCCAGTAGTTAGTTTCTGGATTCTCAAGCTTGAAATTCTGATATTCAGTTTCTAGGTCTGTCCATGGGAACTTTCTATAGAGTTCACTTAGACCTCCAGATGTTATACCCGCAACTACTCTGGCAGCAGTACCAAACTCATCCTCGAGTTGTGATTGACCTTTAGCAATATTAGTATACACTATGCCAGCTAGAGGTTGGGTCACATGCTCAAAGTACCAGTTAGCGGCTTCCAGCATTGCCAATCCAGTCTGTGTCAGCATTTCCTTCATGAAATCGACAGCTCTATATTCGGGCATCTCAGCTATACCTTTTCTAAAGGCTGCTGTCTGATTCATGACTTCTTGCCACTGTGCAACAGCTTCCTCAGTACTTAATACTAGACCAGCATCAATATCTTCCTTACTATACCCCTCCGCTTCAAACATTGCTTTCCAGTCATCTTCAGCAATAGTAGTTTTCTCGACATTAGGCATGGAGAATGCTCTAACCAGTTCTTGGGTAGACAATTGATGGGTTGTGACTGGTGTTGAAGTCTTATTGACAGGGGCTATAAGTGCTGGCAATAACTCTCCACTCTCAATTGATTGAATAGTTTGCTGCTGCTGACTAAACACTGACTGCAACTGTCTAATAACCCTTTGAGCTTCAGCTCGTGCATTTGGAGATATACCTGGGTCAGTAGCTATTTGCGCAAGTACTTCACTTTCATTCATCTGGGGATTTTCTGATAACAGTCTGCCAGCAATCCCAATCATACCAGATAAGAATAGATAATCTGCTACCTCAGTACTAACAGATTGTATTTCCTGCCTGACTGCACTAATTTCTTCCTCATAAGACCTAGTGGGAACTCGTACAGCTTGTGGCCCCCACTCAGACTGGTTGGGCCAGACAAAAGCTATTTTAGTCTTTTCCTTGTTTTGGCTAAGGTCAACCATGCTGCTAAGCTGAGACTGTAGCGCATCAAGCCTCTTCTGTGCATCACTTTGCATCTCTGAATACTTCTGCGCATCAGACTCAAAGCTACCCATCTGCTGCTCAAAGCCCTTCATGACACTGGTGGGAGTGGCAAGCTTAAAATCTGTTGGGTCTACGTCAGGGGCTTTATAAGGAACTCCTGGCCAAATATTATCAGGCATTATTGCTGACCTCCAAGTAACTGGTTAACTTGACTAGATTGGGAAGGTGGCATGGATTGAGGACTTAAGCCAGGAATTAAAGACTGACCAGTATCTTGCCCTTGTTGCATCTGGCCCATAATCTCCTGTTCCTTTCGTCTTGCAACTGACTCGAATAACTTTGCGGAATCATGAGCACCAGCCTCTGCCAACATTCTAGCTTCTTCCCTCAGTGCATCAACTACGACTAATTGGGCAAATACAGGGTCTCTGCGAGCTTCTTCAGCCCTTCGCCTAATGTCCTCTTCAATTGGGTTCTTGATTTCTGGGAACAGCATGGACATTGTGCGCTCAGTGCTGAGGACAAAGTCTGGATTGAGCATACGAGCAGCTGTAGCTCGTTGGGTTAAGTCTCCTGGTATTCTTAATTCATAATCTGCAAGGATTTCAAACTCTTCAGGAAGACCTTTTGGAATGTCTCTCTCATAAGGCTTGTACCCATGCTCGTTGATAAGTTGCCACCAAAAGTTATCTATATCTCCGATACAGTGGATAGCTCCCTGATGGAAGGCTTTTGCAGCTTGATTGGTACTGGCAATCACATTGTCAAGGAGAAAACTGGACATGCTGCTTTGTGTAGCTCCATACATGGAAAAGTTTGGGCCGCCTCGTTGTAGTGCAGCTTCAAGGTCAATCTGGGTACTTCTTAATTCAACTGGCATTGGAGGGGGAGTGATGTAACCCAAATCATCCTGCACACCCATCTTAAAGTGCGCACCGCGTCTTTCCCAATCTTCTCTTTTTGCAATAGTAGTGCCACTATTGGTCTTCTCATAAGTTCTGGGCTGGGCAACATCTCTCAATATCTGGAGTAGAAACGTCCACCACTTATCATAATACTTATAGATATTCTCATTGGTGGCTAGGAAGCTTTGTCCAAGTTCCTGGGTATACTTGGCTCTTGTACTCATCTTACCTTCATCTGGCAGACCACCGACTGGCTCGACAAATACAGGTATACGAAGGAAATGAGGATGCAATGTATCAGGCTTTACAGTCTGTCCATTAATTATGACTGAGTTATGTATTTTGCCTCCATCATCAACATACCAGTAATCCCTAAGTTTATTTCCACTTGTACTTACCTTATTCACATTCCATTTGTTTTGTAGAGCCATCCTCTTAACCGCAATTCCACTGATAGCATCTTCATGTAAAAATTCGACAAGGGTATCAGCCCAGAATGGGTATGCAGTTACAGGATTCCAGACTTCAGCATATAACCTACTCCCGTCAAGACTTGGCATGGAACAGACTACAAACATGCCGGATATAAGCATGAAGGAGAAAAAGTCTCTGCTCCAGTCCTTTCCTCTCAGCCTATAATCCTGTTTGACTCGGTGCCAGTAGAAATCGAATAACTTGGACAAGTCGGAAGCTGCACTGACTTGTTCCCTAGTTAATAGCTGTGGGTCGATACGATGGGGAATAGGCTGGTCGAGAATACTCAGCAACAGATTGAAGGCTGCTCGTGGGTCATTCCCTACAAAGCTTTCCATGTTCTTCTGGGCGTATCTGTCAACCATACGCAGTTGGTCGTACCAGTCCCCAATCTTTTTATTGCGGTCTTTCCAGAAACTTGTAAGTTCATCAGACCGGCTGTTAATCTGTCTCTCATCCATTATACTCATAGTGTGATTCTCCTTACCAGTCCCAACCCTTGTGGTCTACAACTCCTCTAACTATAGGTATGGATTCTCTGCAAACAATTGCAATAGCTGTACTCATGACGAAATCATCTGCGCCAACAGGCTCAGCCTTACCCCCAACAATCCTGATATTCCTCATCTGTGAGGGTATTCTTGCATCATGAGTCTCAATCTTGTCCAGGTTCCGGTTCATCTCCAACAACATATAGGGCTTGGTAGTTCGTGAAGTATACCAGCCTATGTTGTTAGACATTTTGCCAGTCTCAGGGTCTGTTCTATAGTACAAGTTCGGATAATGCTTGATATGGGCTACAATACCTAATGCATCTTCTGTAGCAAGTACTGCAGGACTACCATTAGTATTATAGAATCTACCTAGTGCCATAGCTTTCTCTGCAAGTATATCATCGGCCCACAATCCTGCTAATGTTGCGCAGTGTTTGAAAGTTCCTTCAGTACCAAAGTCCCAAACAGTTGCTACTGACTCTGATACTTTGGCAATACCTGGGTCTAATGCGACTAAGTACTTGTGATTTTCTTCAGGCAAGTACCAAATGTCTGCTTCATGCATGTGGTATGGTGCGGGGAAACAGTTCTTAATCATAGCGGAAACTGTGGGGCCATCAAAGTACTCATTACCAGCCATTTGAAAGCAGCTCACATCATCTTCTGGGTACTCCTGCCAGAACAATAGACTAGTTTCTCCACTTCGTCTGAGGCTGGCCATCTCAGCAATCTTGTACCGTCGCCATCTCAGTTTATTATACTGCTCCTCTTCATCAATGCCTAATTTTTCCCAGCGCTGAAGGAGTACTTTTTCATCAGGCTGGATATTTTCTAATGTTCTTATATCGTCGCCAGGTAAGCAGAATGGACTATCATATTGCATAGAGTACTCAGGCATCTGATACCACTCGAAAAAGTGAGACTTGAAAATTGACCTGCCGTATTCCTTGCCTTCCTTTGCGCTTAAATAAATCTCGTGGAAAGCATTGTCTTCTCCATTGGGAGTACTAACTACTCTTACTTTGGTCTTTTGGGTAAGTGGTACACGCTGGAGAGAAGCTGCAAACACATCTTGAGCTGCACCCTTTGGCCAGAACGAAAACTCATCAAGTAATAGATTATGTATAGGCTCACCACGAGGCATGGAGAAGCCTCTTGCTGAACTGATATACATACTTGATTCACCACGCTTGTAACCTTTACTGTCCTCAAATACAAAAGTCTTTTCAAAGGTGGACTTATGGTTGAGCTTGGGAATGGTAAATGGGTACTGGGGATTAGCTACAAGATTATCATATAGCATCTGGGCTTTGCGCAGAAGTCTACCAGTTATAAACTCGTCATATGAGATAATGACGCTGGTGGTTCCTGGTATCAATACACAATCCGCAAGGAAGTCTCCAATATAATATGTAGTTCCTCCTACCTGTGCCGGCTTCACACTTACATCACGACCAGTGGATTGCTTGTGCATCTGGAGCTGGATTGGGTTCAGCATAAAGGGAACAACTTGTCTATACTTGTTCTCAACATGCATCATAGTCTCAATATACAGAAGTCTGTCATTGAGGAGCATCTGCATGGCCTGGTCACGAGTTAATTTTGGCGTCTGAATATTCATTAGTCTTCTTCCGGTCTTAGCACGACAAGCTTCATAGTTTCACATTCGAAGACAAGTTCTGCATTAGTCATGTTAGAGCGCCAGAATAGTCTATTGCCCTTTCTCCAGATGATAAGAAATGAGTCAGGATCATCATCTCTTATTTCTTCTAATGCTGAGATAATATCATCCCTGCCAAGTAGCTTATCAATTTCATCAGGCATTATCTAGTTCTCGCTTTCCTGGGACTTCTTACCCTGCCAATACTCCTGGGTTCTTTCCTACCACGCCTCGATAACTGTGCTTTTGCTATGTTGCGCTTGGCAGCAGCTCTTACTGCATTAGTTGTTGTCTTTCGTCTAGCCATTTATCTTTCCTAATACTGAATCTTGGTGATGGTGTCTCACTCCAACCTCATCAACTGTCGTAACTCGTCTGGCGATAATCTCAGTGAAATCTATCAGATTGGTCTTTTCACCAGTGGTATCATTGCCAATGAGAGCTTCAAGAGCTTGCAACTGTTGTGGAGTATAGTAGCTTCTGAGTTTCAACAGGTACTGTTGGTCAGAATTACTTAATGGTGCATCAGTCAGGGATTGCATTATTATTCGCCTGTCCTTCTCCAGCACTAGTCTCATATTGCGCAGAGTCTCTAGTGCGACATATTCTAGGCCGAGAGTCTTGCGGAGGCTGGGTAAGTCATTCTCAAGTTCTACAAACTTCTCATCTTCTCGTCTCCAGCCACTGAGGGTTGACTTATGGGTATCGATAAGACTGAGGGCTTCTTTAATTGTAAAGCCTGAAGCTCGTAAGCCCAAGTATCTAGCCTTCGCATCATCTCTATTATACGGTATGATACTTTGGGCTATGTGTTCTGGGTGGTCTGGCTCTATGACCTCTGTTGCTGGTAGTTTCTCATCGTGCATATAGTCCTCCAATCATTGTCTCTATTATAAATCGTGGTGGACTGGAGGTCAATAGATGTAATTAGAAAACCGTATATTATAATACTAATATATGGATTTTAATTTACATATTTCTGCATTGACGACACCATATACTTGATGATATAATGTTATTGTAATGAATTAGTGGAGTGACCAAAATCTATATAGGATTGGTTGGAGACTAGTGGGTAAGAAATGCTGTGAAGCTATGCTGGATGCTGGTATTACTGACCCAGACTCTGCGGAAGGTATACTGTTCTGTGCTGGGGATAGAACCCATGAGTCTCAATGTCCCTATGATTATTGTGTGCTGGAAGAGTTTCATCTAAGTACAAGAACGATGAGGAAGAATGGGCTTGTAGCTTTTGCCACTAGAATGTATAGGGCTGGTATTTCACATAAGGATATAGCTATAATACTAGGCTTATCTTACGCTACGACTGAGAGATACTTGAATGAATGTTTGGCTGAAGAAAACAAGAAAACAATGCAGATGTCACCACGAACTTTGTGATAAGCCTATATTGAAGGGGTCTTATCAAATTAGATGCAGATGGTATATGAAGATTCCAAGTGGGG